ATCGAAAGGAGTCTTATATGTTCGATGGAAGTCCCGAGGCCAAGTACTCTTACGATCTTAAGGATCTAACGAAAATGATCTATGAGTTACAGTCTTTGCTTAAACTTCATACAGACTTACGAAGACAGTTTGAAGTGTCTCCGTCACAATCATATATTCAGTGTTGTGCAGAGTACTCGTTCATTATCGTTTCTGGTGAACTAAGGCGAGCCTTAACTCAAATGATGGAAAGGGTTAGAAGCTTGGATATGGGCCTTTACCTATCCCCGGAAGAACAAAATAGACTTAAAGAACTAAGTTCTTTTATGACTACCGTATTGTCCGGTGAGAAGTTCGATGCTCTCTCCAGATCGTTAACCCTTAATGAGGATACGTGGGATGAAAACCCAGAGTTTTACTGAACTCAAAACACATCTAAAGGAGAAGATGTCGACTCTTTACTGTCTTAGATTACCTAATAAGGTTATCGGTACAGTTATTGCTGAATTCACTCGATGGGCATATAATAATGGTTTAGTATATGCTTGCGAACGAATCAAATCGTTGAAAGTCGACTACATTCGGCATTTAGCTGGTTTGGATCATGTCTCTGGAGTAAGGAGATCTCAGAAAAATCCTAATCTCCCTTATGGTCCATTTTGTTATCTCTTCAAGGTTAAGAATAGAGAATCTCAAGTTATCTCGTTACTTAATCTATACACCTTTTTCGATCACCCGATCGAGGATAAGGATGTAGAGGAAGCAACTAAGAATATACTTTATCGTCCCACAAAGACTGTGGAAGATATATTCTACGAAGATAATAAGAAAGTGGCTTACCACATAACCTATGCAGATTTAATGAAAAGGTATGGTATCGTTGAGATCGTAACAGAACCAGAGCCATTGCTGGTTAACTTTCGACCGATATCAAAAAGTTGTCCAGGTTTCCCTTATCGAGTACATTATGATGTGGAGTACGGTAATCACCTGTCTCAGGTCTATCGTATGTTTGCGAAGCAACGGATCTTCGGTAACGATTATCCTGAGCTTGACATATTTATGTACAAGATTAATAAAAGATTCCTGATGAACATACCTAACGTTACGCCCGTACTTCAGGCATTTGAGCTAGGGATACGTCCAGGTCGAATTGTCATGGACAAGCTTCCTACTTGTCATGTATCGGGTCAAGTTAACTTTATTTCAGCCGGGGGAAAGAAACGCTACGTTGCATGCCCTTACAGGTATATGCAAGGTCTGACTAAGCCTTTAGGAGATTTTATTTATAATGCCCTTAGGAAACTTCCTTGGGATTATACTTTTAATCAATTAGAGGCTATACCTAAGATTATAGACCAATTAAAACAAGGAACGAGAGCATATTGCTTTGATTTATCAAAGGCAACAGACAATATTCCGTTGGATCTACAAATCTCGGTTCTCCAATCCATACTTCCCGTCCAGTATCATCCCCATATTGCTATATGGAAGGTGATGTCCGAAGGGTTGTGGGAATGGAAAGAAAGACCAAATCAAAGTGTTAGATGGGGACGGGGGCAACCCCTCGGTCTCTATCCTAGCTTTGGTGCCTTTGCCTTATGGCATGGAGTTCATGTATTGTCTTTGCTGGGAAGGAAGTATTCAGGAGAATTCTTTATATTGGGTGATGACATTGTCATAACCGATGCAAAACTTGCATTAAAGTATCGAGAATCTCTCCAGAGATTGAATATTCCTATATCAGCCTCTAAGACTATTGACTCAACATCAATAGCTGAGTTTGCTGGACAAGTGATCACCCCTAACAGAGTGATTCCAGTTGTCAAGTGGAACTTTCTTAGGGACAATATCTTACAAGTCGGTAGGCTTCTAGGGCCAGCTGTATTACCCTACTTAGATAAGGAATCACGACGCCTGTTAAGGGCATTCGGTGATCTTCCTGAACCGTTCGGTTGCAATTGGTTCTCTAGCCTTGGATTTGATAAGAAGGTCTTCATATGTGAACACCTTAAGACTGACGATATGTTGTCTTTTGGGGACCCTGAGTTGTTGCTTAGAAAACATCTAAGCAATATTACGAAGGACCTCTTAACTGATGATGTATCAGAAGTCCTCAGACGTATCATCGATGATACGAACTCGAGACAAGGATTTGCTATCCCAGCAACCTTTAATCGAGCATTGGTGAAAGGACGAGCCTTCCAGCCTATATTTGATAAGAATAAGATAAAGGCAAAGGCTGTTCCTAACTCAGCACTTTCCGAAAAGGATTGGTTGAGATCCATGTATGATGTCCAACTCCACCTTAGGTCCAAGTTGGGACCCTAGCGTTATGCTACAGCGGCAGGAAATCAAGACATAGAGGAGACACACTCC